ATTGCTGTAAAATTCAGTTCCAGCGTTGTGTTTTATATGATACTTTTGAAACTCATGCTGGAGAAATCGTTCAATAATACTCATTTGAGACAACGGAACTTCAATGACAACCTCGAACCTACCTCTTATAATTTCACATGTTGCGTATGTCGAATCTCTGTCCGGTATATTTGTTGTTTTTCCTAATTTACACGCGTTGAAGGCGTCGTATGCGGAATGTCTGCGAACATAGATATAGCCATAAAGTGACATGTATCTTTATTTGTCTGTGCTTATGCTTATTGTTTATTTATAATACTATTATAAGTATTATTCAATTTTATCGAAAAATGTCAAATGATACGTTGGATGCCCTTCGCCAGCTATACCACAAATACGATGAAATCATCCGGTTCTCAGCCTATGCGTTCACAGGTTGGTTTTTATCATGGGTGCTTTTTTTTATTATGCTGCCCTTGATGGCGCGAGCCTACGGCAAAATCCGCGGTGCTTCGTTGAATTACGCGTTTAGTTGGTTCTCGATGATTGCGATTATATTAGGGTTAGAATTCAGTTTGGGCTGAATATTCGGAAATCCTACTTTTCAGCTATTCCGTTCGAAATTTTATATAAATATATTTGTCTATAAATATAAAATTACTATTGATTACACATCATGAATTCACATAATGAAATAGATTACTCGAATACAATTATTTATAAAATTTATTGTAAGGATGAAAATATACAAGATGTTTATGTGGGTCATACTACTAACTTTGTTAAACGAAAGAAGGCTCATATGTCATCATGTATGAAGAGTAATTATCCGAATTACAACTGTAAATTATATCAAGTGATTAGAAATAACGGTGGTTGGGATAACTGGCAAATGAACATAATCGCCTTTTACAATTGTAAAAACCAATATGAAGCAAGGCAAAAAGAACAATATCATTATCTTGAATTGAAAGCTACGTTGAATAGTGTTGAGCCGATGAAATCGGGACACATACACCCGAAAAGGAATGAATGTAATAAGAGTAAATATGAATGCGGTGATGAGGATTGTGATAAGGATGAAGAAGATAACATTTTGTATAATAAAACAAATAATCACAAAAAAGTTTGCTATAATTGCGATTTGTGTGATTTTACATCAGACAACAAAACCGACTATGAACGTCATTTGACTAGAAAAAAACATATTCTTAAAACGATGCCGGTAGACCAAGAACCGTCGTATATTTCGAATACATATACATGCCATTCTTGCCACAAATCATTCAAATGTCGCACTAGTATATATAAACACAAGGCTGTATGTAAAGAAGCAAAAATAACAACGGAATCCGCCCCCACAACCACAACCGCAACCGCATCCACTCCAACCGAACACTATTTACTCGAAGTGATTACCAAGAATCAGGAAATAACGTCTGCGATGATGATACTTATTCAAAAAAACATGGAAATCCAAACAAAAATGCTCGAACACCATATGAACAATAATAACATCCTACCTAGTTAGATACATGTGAATGAATATTCAGAATTTTTACTTTTACACATTTTCTCATTCAAAAACATGAAAATCCAAAAGTCCTGGTTCCAAAACCTCAGACCCTTATTTTTCAACCACTTTTCAGCCAAAAATATTCCGTTCAAAATCATGAAAATTTCAAAACCTTTCAAACTTATACGAACCAAAATATAAGTTTGAATGACTTTTCAGCCAAAAATATTCCGTTCAAAAACATGAAAATCCAAAAGTTCCGGTTCCAAAACCTCGGTCCCCTATTTTCAAACACTTTTCATCCAAAAATATTCCGTTCAAAATCATGAAAATCCAAAAGTCCTGGTTTCAAAACCTCGGTCCCCTATTTTCAAACACTTTTCAGCGAAAAATATTCCGTTCAAAATTGCATCCCCCAAAATGGGGAATTTTATAGATTGAAATTTTACATTGACGATTTTGGGGGATGCAAATGGTTATTTGTTGTATTATGTCGTTATGCCTTGGTTTTATGTATTAGTTACAATACTATGATGTAATATGATGTATATAAATAAATGTAATATATTTTATGGTGTTGGAGGGTTTGGGTTTTTGTATCCTGTCCAAATAAATGTCCATTTTGGCCTTTGCGCGTGGAAGTTTTGAAACGCGAAATTCAAAACATCAAAAAACACGGTTGTGAGCATTATGCTCTTATTTTGTATTTTTTGGTGTAAAAATATGTGACTGATAATTTTAAAGCTGGTGGCGTGGTCGTTGAAGGATGTGAAGGGGGTGTGGTAATTCGTAGTTTTAGGGAGGTTTTTTGTCTTAACTGTATGTATAAAACGCCAACGTATCAAATGACATATATATGCAAATCCTGTATTTTTCAAACAACATCTAGGAGAGATTATGAACGTCATCTTTTAACACAAAAGCATATTGATGGCGGTAATACAGGTAAAACACCTATAAAAACACCAGAAGGTTATTATTCATGCCCAAATTGTCACAATAAATATAAATCTCGCACTAGCACTTATACACATATCGCAAAGTGTGGAATTATTAACAATACACAAAATGTATCTTATTCAACTGAACATCATATATCAACAGATCCATCTACTATTACAGAAGAATATATCTCTGAGGTTATTTCAAAAAACCAAGAACTAACAACCGCAAATCAAGAACTAAGAAATGCGATGTTGCTTTTGATTCAACAGAATACAGAATTTCAAACCAAAATGATGGAATTCTGTAAAAGTGGCATATTATCAAACACAACCAATAACAACAACAACAATAACACCAACACCAACACTAACACCAATAGCCACAACACCATCACTAACTGTAACAATCCAACCTTCAACATGAACCTCTTTTTGAATGAAAAGTGTAAGGATGCGATGAACATGAAGGACTTTGTGAATTCCATCCAGTTGAATATGACCGATCTAGAGAATGTAGGCCGCCTAGGTTATGTTGAGGGAATGTCAAACATCCTTATCGACAACCTTCAGAAAACAGACGTATACAAGCGACCGGTCCATTGCAGTGACATCAAACGCGAAACCCTCTACGTGAAGGAAGACGACCAATGGCAACGCGAAGGCCCCGAACGCACAAAAATGACGAATGCCGTCTTAGCGGTCGAGCATAAGAATGTGGTCCTCGTGAATGAATGGGCGAAAGCCAACCCGCGTTGTTTGAATAGCAACACCCGAGAGAATGAAACCTACTTCCGCCTCTCGAAAGCCGCCACTGATGGAGAGAAGGACGGGAATATAGATAAGGTGATACGAAAAGTAGCAAAGCGGGTTGTGATTGAAAAAGACCCATCGTCGTCGTCGTCGTCGTCGTCGTCGGTTTAGAAATACATCTATTCGTTCCGCCACCCGCCTCCACCGAAACATCCATAAAGGATATAAAATTATTTTCCACTATTATTTCATAAAAAGCCTTCTTTGACCCCACTACACTATTCGACGACGATGTCTCGCGCTTCTTCTTCTCGCCCCGGTTCAGGTGTTCCTTTTGGCGGTTCGGCCAACGGTGTTCGCGGTCCCACTTTTCAGTCTGGCGGCCATCGTATTAGCTCCAACACCGGATTTTTAGCAAATCCTTCTCGCGCAGCGCAACATGCCGCTAACAACGCCGGCGCACTTACTCGTTCAGAGGCTAGCGCAATAGGACTTCGACTAGCAGGTCGCCCCACCGGACCATTCAGCGGCCCAAGCCGTGCTTTACCTGGGTTTCCTCGGTAATCATATAAAATACAAAATATAAAACGATATGAAGTATAATATTATTCATATTGTTCATTCGTTCATTCGTTCATTTATTTAGCACGATGAACATCGAATTCATCCTTCCACTCGTTACTTTCTGGCATACGATGACAACTCAAATCGCAAAATACCGACCACCCGAAATCACGAATAATGCTGTTTGTTTGATACACAGCGTGTCATTCATCGCCCATTACAATTATGATTACAATATAAATTACGCGGTTCATGCGAGTATTGCCTTTTTTATCTACGACCTTTTTTATATTCTGCGACATGTATTCATCTCCTACCGCTACCGCCACCGCCGCGACGACGACCCTCATCCGCTTAAATATAAAGACGAACTTAATAAACGACTTCCATACATCGCTCATCATATCTCAGCAATATATTGTATGTATTCCGCCATAACCATCGCCAATGGTGACAAGATTATTGAATCCTTATACATCATCGAGAAATCGAATATTATGATTTATGTATCGTATCATCTTCACAAACAATACCGTGAATATACACGAACCAACGCAATATCCGAGTTTGTTCAGCTTATGACATATACGTATTATCGTTTATTCGTGTTAACGCAATTTGTTTATGACAGTCGGGCGTCAGTATTCACCTATCCCTACATGACGCAATTCTTGATTTTGTTAATATGTTCGATGGGTTATGTGTGGAGTTATCGATTATTGATGAAAAATATCGCGAATTACGGGGTGATACGTGCCGCCGCCGCCGCGGCCTCTAAAAAATACTCTTCTGCGGGATGAAGCAACGCCCCTACACCACTTTTGCTGCGAATCTCTCGGATAGTGTTTTGTATTTCTGTAATACCTTGATTTACTGGCGTCGACGACGCCGACATCGACTCATGAAAATAAGCGTCGATATCGGCGCGGGTTGGATTGGGGTTGTTAGGAAGGAGGACGACCATGGAATGGAAAGGAATGGAATGGAATCGAATGGAATCGAATATTATGTAAATAGATAATAATATATGTTTATATAATGTCACTCACACTCCCCAACGCCTATTTCATCTGGTATTGTGCGTGGTTGTCGGTCCCTTCGGCAATCTATGCGCTAACGTGATATACCCCCCCATCTCGCAATTGTCCCCGCATCTGTATGGGCGACTTCTCTCAACTATTGGCGGTACCCTCTCCGTGATTCATGGCGGCGAACACTCGACATCGCAGTTGTATTCGCCGGCGTAAGCTACCAGACCTATTACGCATTTAGATATACTTCGCCAGCACATTACACCGCTTACTCTATACTCAACGCTGTGAGTGCGGCATCCTATATCACGAGCAACTCCTTACTAAACCGTGGACGAATATGGCCGGCTACCTATGCTCATGCGAGTATCCACTTCTTCGCGAATGTGGCGAATATCGTGCTGTATAATGCGGTGTACCAAATAACAAATAATACATGAAACCGTGATAATAAATATAGAGATTAATGAATAATAATATTATAAGAGCTGATACTTATTCTAATGAAGGTGATTATCAATAACAACATATATGACATAACCACATTCATATCAGAACATCCGGGAGGTGCTGGCGTCTTTACAAAATATGCTGACAACGACAATATACCCGACCTCACCGAAAAATTCAACGCGGTTGGTCATTCCGAATACGCAGTCAATCTTCTCGGGAATTACAAAGTGGAAGAACTATCAGAAGACGACCCACGTTTTGAACGTAAGCATCACTTGGAATATAATAAGACCAAAATATCCAAACTCATCACACATGAAGACAAGTTCCATATTCATAAAAGTATGGGTGTTATTTCGCTCCTCAACTATTTTTATCTTTTATTTGACTGTTTTTATAGTGGTGCCACTGCAGAAATGACACTTCGAAGTGTTGATGGTGGGTTTATTGGTATCACTTGGGTTCATACAATTCTTTCACTTTCTGCGCTTCAGTTTCTTATTCCGCGCACCCGAACTGGTATTCTCCCGATGATATGGCAGGAGTTTCGTGCACATTCGATAGTGTTTGCGGTGAGAAGTTTTCTCATTATAAACGCCTTATATTTTTTCTTCGATTCTAAAGAAGACAGAATATCTGCCACAGAGATTATTGTGCGTTTAGTATTTGTTCTTGTTGCGATGAAGCTTGCCGATATAAGCACAGAATATCTACGCGAAAATCGTAAAGAAACAACGACAGCTACGATGCCCTACTGGAGTGACTGTCCAGCGTCGGTTCAATCCGCAATTAAATATTTTTATACACATTCACAATTTATGGCAACAACGGTTTGTCTGTTTGCCAATATTCCATATATTCTTGCGGTTGCATTTCCAATTCAGATTGCGTCGTTTTTGATGACCCTTGTCCGTAAAAATATTATTTCGGCGTTTTGGTATCACATGTTTTATGGGGCTAGTTTATTGGTGGTTTATCTCATCAACGCAGCAGATTATCGATTATATCCAATCATGATTCTCGGAGTAGCGTTGATACATTTACGTGTTCAATTGAAAGTGAATAAATATATATTGTGGTCATTAGTGGCTCTAATCGGCGGATTTGCGAAGTATGCCACATCGGCGCATGCGTCTACCGACGACATATTTACCTCACTCGTATGGATTGCCGTTCCTATCGTTTCGTTATTGTATTATTATATTACGAATGATGAGGAGACAAAGACGCAGATTCGAGAATGGTTCATGAATACAATTATTGAAAAAGATAATAATCGTGAAGAATCAAATCATCGAGTTTATAAAAATATGACAATAGGAAAACAGGGCGGTCAAATCCACAATAAAATCACGATACAATTCTGCGAAAACTATCCGAAGTATAGACCGGGAATGTATTTTAATTTGTATTTTGATACAAAGAAACGTCCATACACTCCGGTAGAATACACAACTGGAACTACCGACACTGCGACATTTCTTGTTAAACGCGTTCAAAATGGCGAGGTCTCTCCACTTATATGTGACAAGTATCTCGTGAATCAAACCGTATTTGTAAAAGGACCGTTTGGTGTCAAGTATTATGACCCGTCGGAAACCATAATGTCGTTTATATGCGACGGAACCAAGATTAGTGCAAAATATATAATTATGTGTTCATGTGGTTCCGGAATTACTCCATTTTATAGTATGGGTGTTGCGTGGTCACAAACGACACCGACGACGCGTCAAGAACTTCATTACCTTTCATCATATCGTTCGCCCGACGATGCCATATTACGTGCTCCGACCTCAGAACGTATAATCGAAAAACTGTATATATCAAATGAGGGAAGCAAACTCACACCCACAATCCTTATTGATTATTTGACAACTCTTATCGAGAATCCAGATGAAACGAATAGACCGCAAGATATTGTAGTATTTATTTGCGGCACACAAGAGTATTCACAAATGATAAAGGAAACATGTTCAATCGTTAGTGCCGATATAAAATATTACGAATGGTAGGGTGATGAGTGGTAGTGTCATGAATTCGTTTTTTATTATGATTACAATTCGGTAATTATAATAAGATGACTCCAACAAGCATTTTAGTATGTATGATCGCGGCATATCTTGCCCCAATCGCATTCGTCTACTACAAATACCAACATTCAGATACGGCAACAAGAAGCATCTCTGCCATCATCACAAGCACCGAACCCTTCGTAACATCCGCTTCCGCTTCCGCTTCCGCTTCCG